GCAGTGAAGCCCGCTGCAGTACCCGCGTCAGTGATCGCGCCGTTAACGACCATGATTGAAGCTGTGTCAAAGCCCGAGACGTCGAGGTAACCCGACAAGCCGGGAGTGACACCCGATAGAGTAAGCGAACCTAGGTTCACGTACTGTGTGTTCGAAATTCCGTCGCGCATGATTTACACCTTTATGCGTGGAGAGGCGTGGCAGGTTTCACCACGCCCCATGATTACAGCGGTTTCGCCGCTTCGATTTGGACGGACGGACACCCGTGTGGGGGCAAGTGTCCGTCCTACTGCGTCGCGGTCAACCGGGAGGAAAACCCCGCGACGCAGATCTTTTACGACTTGAACGCGATCAGCTTGAGGGCTTCACCGTTGATCAGGCCACCGCCGACGCGCTTGGTGGAGTAGAAACACACCTTCGGCTTGTCAGTGTACGGGTCACGCAAAACGCGAATGCCAGCACGGTCAACGATCTGGTAAGCCGCACGCATGTCGCCAACCGCAATGGAAAGCGAACCAGTAGCAGGCGAAGGCATGTCCTCAAACGTCGCCAAGGGGTAGCCCATCAACTGACTAGGCTGGCCAGCGGCAATGCCGGGTGCCCAAAGATAAGCCCCGTCGCTGTCTTTCAGCTTGCGGACCACCTTCAACGTGCCACGGTTCATGAACCAACTGGCCATCGCGCGATACTGGGCTTTGAGGCCATACAGCGCGTCGATCAGGACGTCACCACCACTCGGAGCAGCGGCAAACGCGCCATTCACGCCAGTGTCGAACTGTTCGATGCCCAGCGTCAAGTCGCTGCTTTCAGCATAAGACAAGAAGCCGAACGGCTTAGCAATGCCGTCGCCCGAGACGAAGGCGGTGTTCTCCTTACGGCTAAACTGCTGCGCGATTTTGTCGGTCAGCCAACCTTCGACGTTGAACTCACCGTCGTCCAGAAGCTTCTGCGTCACCTTGGGCTTAGCCGAAAGCTCATGAACGGGGATGCGCCACATGCCCAGCTGGGGCGTGTCAGTTTCCGAACGGATCTGGACTTCTCCAACCCACTCGGCACCCGCTTCGTCGTTGTCGTAGCCACCTTCGAGGGTGTCCGTGCCGATGGTCTGGATGGAGGCGTAAGCCCGCATCTCAGAGGTCTCGTAGACTTGGCGTACGATTTGACCAGTCATGTCGGGGTTGACCATGTAACCACCGTCAGGATCAGAACCGACAGACAACGCTTTCTGCTCGATACCAGTGATCACGCGGTCGTCTTTACGCAAAAAGCGCCCAAACGCGCTCTTGTACGCGTCCATCTCGGCGTGGCCAAATGCAGCCGCGTCAGTGCCGTTGCGCTTCGCGATTGGTGCGAACCAAGCACGGGCTTTGGCTTCTAGGTCGACCTCGGCACCGTTTGCGTCAATCGACGTACGGTTTTGGCGCTTGACTGCAAGCTCAAATGCATCAAGCCGCTCTTGGCTTTTCTGCATAGTGCCTTCGATAGCGGTCAGCTTGTCAGTCGTCAGCGGATCGGCGACGCCCTTGGCTTCGATTTGCGCAATGCGCTCGTCGTTGGTTTTCTTGAACTCCTCAAATGCAGTGCCGACAGCGGTCACCGCATTCTTAAGCTCCATTGGGTCAAATTCTTTAGTCATTTGATCAGCCCTTTCAGGTGTGTAAGTGATGCGTGCAGGTCTCTCAACTCTGCGCTAAGCTCGTCACCATCAGCATCACGCAGAGGATCAACAGCCTTGAAGCCATGCAGCGCGATGGCTGTGGCGTCTTTCCGAGAAAACCCAGCATCGCGCAGGATCTTTTCAAAGTCTCTAATCGACTTTACGTCGGTGATCTTGGCGCTTTCCAGCATGGGGAAAGTGACCAAGCTAATCTCGTGCAGGTCGAGTTCAGTCAATCTGCGCACTGATCCTTGGCCCTCTTCAATGGCCTCAACCGTGCGGTAACCGATTGACAAACTGTCGATAGCCATAGCACGCAAAAGCGCGATAGCCTCAGCGCCTTGGCGGACGTCTTTGAGCAGCCGACCCTTGACAAACAATCCGCGATCGTCTTCGCGCACTTCGTCCCAGACACCAATGGGCTGGCTTGTGTCGTGTTGCCAGAGCATCTTAACCTTGCGACCCGAACCGAGCGTCTTGGTAAACGCACCGGGGGCAACCACGTCCATGCCCTGATCCACCACGTTGAACACAGACGCATAACCTTCAAAGGCCCCGTCGGCGTCAGGTTCGCGCTTCATCTCAAAGTTCGCGTTCAGTGTTTTAATAGTCATGCGTTAGATCCTGTTGCTTGGCCGACGGTGGTGCGGTTCTAGAGGTCGCAAAGCGTCATGTAGGTGGTCGAACAAACCCGACCTGACAGCGGCAATTTATCGTGTTTGCGGCACTGCCCCCATCTCTATCGCCGGGGTGCATCATCAAGTCGACCCCACCATCGGCACGAGGAACCTCGAAAAGCTGATCCATCGGGATCGTTGTGCCATTCATGTCGGTGTGACTGTCACGGGTTCGGTCGTCTGAAATGGCCGACCACCGCTTCCAAAGCTCCACACCAGTTTCACGAGCCGCCCCGAACGCTCCTGCATTAGCAGCGTTGTGGGTTTCGGTCCGGGCAATCAGCGACGCCCGGTCACGGCTAATCGATGCAACGCGGCCAGCTATCATGCGGGCAATTGCACTGATGCCCAACCCCTCGTCCCGCCCCATAGCAATCTGGTCGATGATAAGCGAACGGGTAGTGTCGGTTATGTTTGTTACGGCCCTGCGTGTCGCTTCCGCCGCAACGTACTCAGCCGCGATGCGGGCGAAAAACTCCGCGAAGCTTTTCTGCTCCAGATCGCTTAGGCTCTTCACGGGGTTGTCTACAACGAACTGCCCGAACGCAGTCACCGACCGTACCGCCAAGTCCTCGATGATGGTAGCGACCCGGCGTATGTGGGTGACTGGAACGACGGGATCTGCGCCCGTGGCTTCAAACTCCGCTATCATAAGCATAGAGGCCCGACTGATCTCGTGTCGGATCTCACGTGTATAACGGCGCTCCAGCAGCAATAGCAGGCGCTGTTGCAGGCGTGCTTGCTTATTGAGGTCCATACGCCAACCTAATCATCTTTTGCTCCTCTTCGACCGTGATCTCATTTTGACCTTGGGGCGAAAGCTGGCCCAAGGTCAAAGAAGCCTCAGACAGTGGGATCAATCCCGCGTTTATTAGGATCTGGTCACCACCATTGATCTTCGGATAACCCTTCATCTCGCGGCGCTCGTTAATGGTCAGATCCGTGGCTTTGTCGGCCATTTCCCACAGGCGCTGGCGCTTTTCCACGATCGCCGGGATCTGGTCCAAGGCGGGGCGCAACTCGACGCCTCCGAAGTCGTTAGCAAACCAGCCGTTGAGGTCACCACCGATGTGATTGACAAGTGGTAAAACGGTGTCTTCCCAAAACGCCAAGCGCGCCTCGGCATAGTTAGCGTACGTGCTGTCGCCGGGGATGCCCATTAGCATCGGGGGCACGCCCATCGCCAAACAGATGTCGCGTGCGACGCTGTTCTTGGTCTCGATGCTACCCATCTGAACAGGCGACATGCCCATTTCTTTCCAGTCAAGCCCACCCTCAAGGAGCATTGGCCGACCAGCGTTTTTGGAACCGCTGTACTGGTCCTCTAGGCTTTCTTTTAAGCGGCTAAATTGGTCGTCTGACAGACTGCCGCCTTGACCCATGACCAGCGCGCCGGATGGCCGTGCACTATTCTGCAGCAGCGCTTGCATCCATGCCATAGACAAGTTGTGCTGATCAACGCCGTAGGCAGCGGCTTCCATTGGGCTTAGGCCGTACCAATCGTCAAGCGGGTGAAACAGCTTGGTGTGCAAGACGTCGCTTTGTCCGCTAATCGCGTCAACTGGCCAACTGACCTTGCGCCCATTGACCCGGTACTCATAGCCCGCTGGAAAGCCACTATCAGAGGGAACGACCGCCATGCGGTCGGACCGCTGAACGTACAACTCACGAGGCACGTTACCAATTCTGACCTTTTCCGCATAGGCGTTGCCGCTGATCATCAAAAACCCGACATAAGCCGAAAAGAACTCTTGACCCGATTGGGTCGGGTTTGGCTTAGCAATCAGGTCAAGGAGCGGGTGCGCCTTCAACTCAATCTCGCCGCGCCAAGCTTCCCAACGTACCGAGCTAACTGCCTCAGCAATCTTGTTTATAGCTTGGAAAGCAACGACGTTCTGTATGTAGCCTTCACGCGCAAACGCAGCGTAGTCACGCTTGGTCCATGTAGCATCGTTCGGCCCGACCATCATGATGGAGGCTGTGGCGCTGGCTTTCGTTTCGACCACCGAAGTTGTACCAAAAAGCTTGGTCAAAAAACTCA